GGCAATTGATCCTAGAACTGATGCAACTAGGGTTGCTAATTCAGCTGCAACCATTACCGGACTTTGCCGTAACGCTCGTAGTTAGGGTTGAGCCAGTTGATAATGCTAGGCAAGACTGACACTAGAGCGGCATTTGCAATCGCATTGAGGTCGAATCCCACCGCTAGGTAAGTCGCTAGTGCTGTCGCTAGGAATGTCTTTGCCCAGCTTTCGGCCATCTTTTTTAGGTCGCTCATTCGTCTCTCCTTCTAGGTCAAAATAACTGCTGTCTTTGTCTCCCAAAGTTGTAAAGCTAATATGGAAATGCGAACGATGCGGATTAGCGCCTGAGTATTTACGCCGCTTCCAGCCCAGTATTGGGCTCATAATCTTGCCATCGTAGATAATATATTTGATGCGCTTATCGCCTCTCTTGGCGCACTTACGAATTTTCTCAACCAACGCATAAGCTTCTTCTTTATGCGCTGCTAGGTCAGAATCAATATCTATAGCTCTAACGATTCCATTTGCTGGTATATGGTCAGAATTGCCTTTAGCAATGTGCCGAGCATCAGCAATCCAGCCATCAGACTTCCTATCGCGATCAGGATAATCGTCATCGATTTGCTCCCGTAATTGGACACCAGCTGCACATAGTCTTGTCATTATCTTGTTGTATTGTGCTTTAGCCTAGTAAGGCTTGGGCTTCTTCAGCAGTAAGACCTAACTTGGTCAATACTACCTGTCGCGCTGCTTCTTTAGCCTCGGCCTCTAGTAATTTCTCGGCTGCTTCTGCTTGCGCTGCCTCTACTTGCTTGATTTCTTTAGCCGTATAATCGCGCCAAGTTTCTTCACCTGTTGCTACATTTACAATTTTTTCTTTATACATTTTTGCTCCTATGCACTCGTATAGATATATAGAGTTCCAGCATCAAAATTACCTGTGGAAGAATTTAGTGCAACTGAAGAAATAGTGCTGGCATCGTCATAATAACCACCAATTGCAAAACATTCTTGATTTGCGCCACCTGCCACATTTGCAGAACCAACAGAATTAAAAACTTTTACTCCGCTAGAATTGCAGCCGCTCAATAAGACATATCCGCTAACTATTGAAGCAGCATTGTTGGATGCGTAGGCTAATTTTATGAGGCCCGCTGCTCCGCTTTGCAGTTGATAATTTGCTGCGGCATAAGTAGTAGGCATATAAATATTCAAGCCGTATTGGTAATAGTCTGTATTCGTATCACCATTCAAAACAACTCCCATAAGCGAATTAGCGTTTGCCGAAGAAGCCCCTTCTACAATTACCATTATTTTATCTTTACCACTTATTCCTGAAACAGTTATTGTAGTTGCGCCTGTAAGGGCAGTTCCACCAGCATTAAGCAAAGACCAGTTAGCACCACTACCAGCAGGAGCAGCCCATTTTAGACCAAGACTTTGAGTGGAGTCGGCAGTAAGAATATGTCCATTAGTGCCAACTGGAATTCTTGCGTCAGCCGTATCAAAACCAAATAAATCGCCCTTGGTTGTTAGCGGTGTTTGGTCGGCTGTTGTTGCCCATTCAGGAGCTGTCCCACCAGAATTCACTCGCAAAACTTGATTAGCAGTTCCTAATGGCAAAGCAGTATTTACATTGGCGGTTGCTGATCTATAAGCAAGTGCGCCAGTAGTAGTCTGTGGGTTTAAGTTCTTTGTCGTTGTATCGATTGAGCTGCCAAGGGTTCTTATGGCAGCTGCGCCATCCTTGACTAAATCTGTATCGTCTGGAGTCTCCCAGTTGTAATTCGTTGTATTGGCCATTAACTAATAACTCCTATCGCGTCTTGCCATTCTAGCGTATTAAGAACACTATTCCAGCTTTCCGCTGCATTGACTTGAGCCCATTGTTGGGCAAAGGCCGAGAACTCTGTTGGGGTAGCTAAGAAGGTAATTGAGAGGCCTGAGACGGAAGCGTTGAAAGTCCAGCCCTCAATAAAGCCAGTAAATTCCCCACCTAGGATATTAAGGGGCAGATTGGTAATTCTGACTGGCTGACCCATAAATATATTTAATAGGGCATCTCGGTCCGCGTTATCAATCTCTGGGGATTGCAGGGCAAATGTAATTGATTGGAAAGTATTTCTAGGCCAAGCGCGAAGCTGAATTAGGCGATTTGCTACATCCTCGACATCCGCTGCATTTTTTAGATAGCTATTGAATTGCTCGGCAAATAACCCGTATTCGGCTTGAGAGTCTAAATCTTGGGCCGTATAGGAGCTATTGAAATTGTTGCCATAGTCCATAATTATTTTATTGCTTAAATCGCCTTGACGTTGGATTATGCCAATGCCAGAAGCTATGGCGTGAGAAGCGTCTAAGTCTGTATAGCCATTGGCTATTAAATAATCTTGGCGATGGCTGGCATCCGCGTAGTTAATATTGCCATTAGCATCTTCATACATATAACCAAGGGCCGAGCTAGCAATTTGATTAATTATTGGGTAAATGACGCTATCGGTAATTTGGCGGCTACGCATTGTGTATTCGCCAGCGTCAATTTCGCCAAGTCCAATATCGCCAGCATCAGACCAAATCTCAGTAGCAGGTTCATAGGTTGCCCAAGTTTCAGCTGGTGGCAATTCATTCCAACTGGAAAGCAATAAATCATCTAGCAAGTCGGTAATCTGAGCGCCGTCTAAACCTTGAGCTAAATTTCCGTCAAATATTGCTCTTTGAGTTTTGGCTAATGCGCCAATTGCGGTAATTCTTAAGCTAGTAATAACTGCACTTGATCCTGCGCTGCGAACAATTTGCCTTAAGTCTGAAACGCGACCGCCAAAAATAGCCACATATGCGCCAGTTGTATCTTTAACTTCAATGGTTACTGCTGTATTAACGCCAAAATCATAATTAGTTCCATCGGTGTTTATAACTTCTAGTGAGCAATAGCCTGCTGGAGTAGGTGAGTTTATATCCTGACGGCCAGAAGTAATAGTTAGGTTGCTTAAAGTTACTGAAGTTAATTCATCGCCATTGACTAAAATCTTCCAATCGGGAGTCCAAAGGGTCATAGGATTTGGGCTGAGGTTCTCAAATCGCCAGCGCCAGTAGTTCCGCGATTAGTAGAATTGTTTAGCGCCAAGATGACTGCTCTAGTAAATCCTTCTTCATCTATTGCGCTTGGGGCATTAACATTGATAGTGACACCAGCGTTATTGGCTGCAACTGTTCCAGCGACATTGAAGCCAGAAGGAATTGCATTACCGCTTGGAACTAGCGTTGATGGAGTGCTAATTGCTGAGCCTGATGGAACGCTTGGGGTCGTTGATGGCTTAGGAGCTGGGGGAAGGCTAGGGCTTGGAGCAGTTGAAATCTTTGGAAGGCTTGAACTGCTTGGAGTGCTAGGCGCTGAGAATGAAGGCTTGGAAATAGTAGCCACATTAGGAAGAAGTGGGACGGCATTGTAAGCCCGAATAAGGACATTTATTGCATCAATGGCAAAATTTACCGCGCTCTTTATTCCATTAACTACGAACCCAATTACATCAAGAACACCACCAGCAACTTTGCCAATAAAGCTAAGCGCTGCGCCAAGATTATTAATCAATACGGGAACTACAAAGTCTTTAATAAAGTTATAGAGAATAGTCAGAGAATCCTTATTTCTGGCAATTGCATCAGTAACTGGCTTCAATGCTGCATCTTTAAACTCAATGAACTTAGGGATAACTGTGTTTATAAAGTAATCCAAAAGCTTTTGTAGGGTCGGTAGCAAAGCAGCTCCCACTGATTCTTTGGCTTCATCAAAGCCGACTTTAAGTCTCGCGATTTGACCTTCAAAAGTATTCGCTTGAACTGTAGCTGCCCCACCAAAGGTTTCGGCTAATTGCTTTACTGTCCCTTCTAGTCCAAGGGTCTTTATTTCGGCAGCAGATAAACCAACGCCTAAACGGGTTAGAGAGCCTGTATTCCCTTCATAGGCTTTACCTAAAGCATTAGATACTGCCTCTACACTTTTACCAGTAGCAGCTGAAATATCTAAGGCTAGGTTTAATAAATCTTGTGACTCAGTTACTGATCCTGTGGCAACTGCTAGGCGCTGAAGCGCTGGACGCAATTGATCATCTGCAACGCCAGTAGCCAAAGAAGTCTTAAGTATCTGCTCCTCAACCGCTGAAATCTGGGCTTCAGTTGCGCCAGTAACATTCTTAAGGGCATTGGCTAAACGAAGCTGGGCAGCCTCATCTTCAATTGCTGCCTTAACGCCATCAACGGCTAACTTGACTGCATAGGCTGCCGCTGCTGCCGCTGCTGCTGCAAAGGCGGCTGCTGCAACCTTGCCAAACTTCTCTAACTTACCGCCAAAGCCTTCAACCTCTTTAGAGCCAGTATCAAGATTTTTCTTGAGATCAGCGACATCGGCAAGAATCGAGAGTTTAAGTGTTCTACTGCCAGCCATTACTTATCCCACTCTTTCAATATCTTGGAAAATGCTTCTTGCCATTTCTTAATCAATTCAGGCTGAATCTTACGAAGGGTTGGGTAGATAAAGTAGCCAGCGTTTCCGCGACCTTTGCTGGGTGTTCTTCT